GCTGCGTCTTCTGGACCTGCCCTCGGGCGTCATCGAGAAGGTCGAGGGCGAGGGCCTGTCCGAGCGTGCGGCCAATGCGCTTCATCCGTGGACGCAGCTGAGCGAAGAGCAGC